GACAAGTTTTCCGTCAACTTTACCTTTTGGACTTGTGCCATCTGGATTAGCGTCTGCACCAGCACCACCTTTAGCAATATTTTGTGTAGTACCGCCCATATCATTTTTGCCTGCCAATGGGTTTTTTGTATTACCAGCTGGCTTATCACCACCTGCACCAGTGCCTACTGGAGTGAACTCAGTGTTGCTAGGTGCGCTGATTTTTTCTACATATTCACGCATTAGATCAACCGCAGTTTTTTGTAAAGGAGCACGACGCTGTGATTCATAAACAGATTCTGACATTTCTTCGTCATCTTCTTCGTCATCTTCTTCTTTTTTAGACTCAGTCATTTCCTCGTCGTCGTCTTCTTTGGCTTCGGTCATTTCCTCGTCTTCTGACTCTTCCATCATTTTGAAATCATCGCCGTCACCGCCCATGTCGTCACCCATGTCGTCCATGTCATCATCGCCGCCCATTAGCTGTTCAAATTCTGCCTTTAAGGCTTCTAATTCTGATTCTAAATCCATGACTTTTTGTTCTAGATTTTCGTCACCGCCTACATCATCGTGATGATCATCGTCGCCCATATCGTCCATGCCATCCATGCCATCCATGTCGCCCATGTCGCCCATGTCGCCCATGTCTAGTTCGCCGTCATCTTCGTCGTCGCCTTCGCCGATTCCATCAGTTTCATCCATAGAGATTTCATCCACCATGCCTTCAACTTGATCGCCACCAATTGCTTCTTCGGCGTACTCTTCGTCCATTAGGCTTTCATAAATATCACGTGATTTCTCAACCACGATTTCGTGAAATAACGCACGAGCACGATCTTCCTCGTCGTTAATAATGTGTTCAATTAGCTGTTCATATTTGTTCATTAGGGACTCCTTAAAATAATAATATGGCTGTATTTTATTTACTAAAATACGCAGATTACGGGGTTAAATGGTGTTTTTTTGAAGGATTTAGACGGACTATACTGGTCCAGGCATTGCTGCCGGCGGTTTATATTGTTTTGATACTTTTTCTAACTTTTTTTCATGCTCTACTTTACGGACATCATTGGCCATTCTTAAACGACTAAGATCAGCTAAAGTTAATCTAGTTTTTCTCAAGTCTGATAATTTTAAAGGCGAGTTATCCAGACTAGGTGTTTCATATCCAGGTTTAGCAGGGTCAAATAATTCTGTAACAATCATACTACTATTTACTCAATCTGTTAAATTGCAGCACCTGTTGGTGCTGTTTGTGCAGGGGCTGCAACTGGCCCTGCACCCACGGGTGCGGCGGCGCCTGGCTGTGCTTGACCTTCAGCAGGTGGTTCTGTGGGCGGAGCAACATTTTCTAAATCTGCAGCGATACCACCAGGGCTAATACCTACACTTCGCAAATTAGGATCCTCTACCGGGGCTTGGTCAACATCGCCTTGTTCTTCAGACCACATGGTTTCATTTTCGCTCATTTCTTGTTCATTCATACCTAAATAACGCTTCATTAGATAACGTTTACTAAAATATGGGTATGCTTCAAGTGCTGTGAATGTAGCAATTCTAGCACTATCAACATCAGCTTGACGATACTGTGCAAAGTTTTGTGGCGGTTCAAATATCAATTCAAACAATTGACTATCAATATTGACACCCCTCCACCGCATAAACAGTTTAAACTCCTGATCCAGAGTTTCAATAATACTGCTTTGCAATCGTTGGCAGTACTGGTTAAAACGCCATTCTTGAATTAGAGCTGTACCCACTCTGCCGTCATTGAATGCTTGTGTTCCATCTTCTAATGTTACTGGCAGATAACTGCTTGGAATACGCAAGCCGCGGAATAATTTGTTCGTAAAGTATCTTAAGTCTGTAATTTCTCCAAGATTGCTTGCTCCTTGCAATGTATCAACACTGGATCCACGTCCTTCTGCAGTGACAGGGAAAAAATAATCTTCCATTTGTGCCAATGGGTTATAAGTAGCATCCATCATGTTAGCACCGCCGCCTGTTTGTGTAGGAATTCTACGCTGGCTTATTTCATTTTTAATACGTTCCACAAATGCCATTGCCATGTGGCTAGGCATGTTACCTACGTCAATTTTAAAAACTCTACGTTCAGGGGCACGTTGTACACGATAGATAATAATTGCATCTTCTAGTAATTCTTTTTGTTTAAATACTTTGAAAACGTTTTCAAGCACTGATGTGCCAAACGGCCAATACACATCTAAACCTTCAGTCAAACTCAAATGCACAATATGTTCGGAATTTATAGCTGCTTCGTTTTGTGCTCTGCTGAATCTTCCGCCACCAGCAGTTGGCACACTTGGCTGCACATAACTACCGCTAGGACCACCTACCTGTGGATGATTCATATACTGATCTGATGTAGTGACCGCGGTCACTGTTAAATTTTCAAAGTTAGGATTTATGTCTTTCAAAATATATTGTTCAGGTTTTTTGCCCTCACTTTCATTCACAATAACCTTAACCACTTTACTCATTTCTACCCAGAATAATTTGAAGTTTTCTGGATCTCTTACAAATACTTGATCTCCATATTTTATTGTATTTCTTACTATTTTAAATATTCTACTGTTAAATTCATTTAACTTGACCCATTGTGCTAATTGTTCTTTAATAATTTTTACTTCGTTGTCTGTGGGATCTTCTTTAAATTTTATGTCAAATGGTGTGTTGTTAGCTTCATTTTTCTGAGTCATGAACTCTGACAGAATATCAAGAGCTGCATTAATTTCTGAATCCATGTCCATTTGTTCATATTGATTATATCGTTCAATACGATTAGGATGTCCAATATAAACATCCGGAAGATTGCTTTGATAGTTTCTATAACCAGGGTCTGGCATACGGCCACTGCCCAAGGGACTTATGTTACTGGGGAGATTACTGCTTTTAAAATACTTACGCCAAGTCATATATTATCTCAATGAATACTATATTTACCGTGTTTAAGCTATGTTGTCAGCGATTCTTTTGGTATAATCCACATTATCTTGCATAGCCGAAATTAGATCTTCTAATTTAGAAATCTGTTCTTGTAAGGTAGAAATTTGCTTGTTACTGTCAGTTTCTAACTGTCCTTTTAAACTAGATAACATTTGATTAAAACCATTTTGTCCTGAAAATGCTTCTTGTATAGTCTCAACGAGCTGTGTAGATTCTGCATCAGTGGTTGTTGTTTTTGTGGTTTCTGCCTGTAACTTTTGTTGTTGAAACGCGGCCATTGATTGAGCAAAATTTTCTTGCAATTGATTACTTGTATTTTGTAAATTGTCAATTTGAGGTCTAGGCACTGCTACTTTTATATCAGAAGTTTTATTTGTTAGTTTTCCTAACATAGATGTCATTGTTTCACCTAATTTTTCAGTTGACTGTTTTCCCGATGAAAGTCCTGACGCACTTACTCCTTTTACAAGATTTTCTAATTGTTGTGGTGTAAGCACTGTTTCGCCTTTGGCCACTTTACCAAAAAAATCTTCTTTTTCAAATAAGGATCCTGTCATTCCTAAAGTACCAAGATCTCTAGTGGTGCCAATACCAGGTATTTTTTTAATAAGAATTCCTACATCGTCTGCAAATTTTCCTAACTTATCCGCTGCCTTGCCTAATTTATCCGACGCAATACTCAGTCCTTTAACTAATACATCCACAGTACCTGTCATTACTTCGGCAGCTCGGCCGCCTGGTTTTGTAAGAATATCTGTTTTGGCAAATTCACCCAATGATTTTGTCATTAGCTCTCGCATTTGTTTTTCTTGTTCTGCCATCATTTTAGCAGGATTCAAAGTTCGCACATATGCTTCAGTGATACCAGTGAGATCATTGATCATACGCGGTAATCTTTCGCGATTTACTCGTTCTGCTGCAATGATACTGTCTCTGAATGGATCAACACCTTCGGTCACTAGCCTACTCATTTGCACCGTAGTGTCACCCAAGGCTGCTATTTCTTTTTCTCTTGCAGCTTCTCCTTTTCGGCCAAGATCTGCCTGCTGCTGTAACATGCTGGTCACGTCGCCTTGTGCACCTGTTGCCAGTGTAATAGCCCCATATGTTTCACCAGCTGCCAGTGCTTCATTTTTCAAAGCATCGCCATATTCTTTCACTCTCTGCTGATATCGTTTATTAACTTCTTCTGCGCCAAGTGCAGAGTTTTGCATGTCTGCGTATGTTTCTTCTAATAACTTTTTACGTGTGGGACTAGCTGCTAACAGTTGATTTAGATTTTTATCTACTATTGTTCCATCAAAGGCAGTCATTTGTTGCAGACCTTTTTGAATTTCCGGCCCCATAGAAGCAACAGCGGATGTAAATCTTTCCATGGCTCCAGGGCCTTGTTTGTTCAACTTGGCTTGAACCGCCAACTGTTCACTGGCTTGTTGTGCTCGTTTTTGAGCTGTTTTAACGTCTTCCCCGGTAAATGCTGAAATTGCCTTTAAATTTTTAAGATATTCTGTGGCTCCTATTGCTATTTCAGTGTCGCTTTTTGAACGTAACTGCCCTGATTTGTTTAACATTTCCATATACTGAACTAAACCATCTACTTGTTCTTGAGACGAATAGCCAGCATACTCTAATTCTTTTCTTAAATCTTTGCCTTGTGTGGCTAGTTGTGTAAATGCTATGCCAACATTTTTTACTTTTTTTACTCCTCCTACCACGCTATTTCCAAATTCTGTTAAATCTTTTTTGTTTTCGTTTACAGTTTTGGAAAGTTCTGGAAGTGTAAGCTGTAACTCGCCAGCAGTTCTACGCATACCAGTGAATCCACTTGTTACAAGTGCTCCGCTTTTGTTTAATACGTCAAATGACATCACAGTCACAGCTACTTCTTTTTGAAAACCTTGAAACGCTTTACTTTGCATTTCACTTAGGCCTTTACCAAGTCCAGCTGCACCCGCTACCAACCCTGATAAGGCAGCTGCCGCTTTGGCATATGGATTTGGTATCATTGCAAGAGTTTCGGCCGCTACAGTGGCACCTTGACTTAGTCTATCCAGTATTCTAATTTGGCTTTCCATGGCAGCATTCTGCATATTGAACGCTGTTTGAATACCGCTGGCACCATCTTGATAACTTGATATTGTTGTGTATATTTGTTTTGCAACATAATCTATGGCTTCTACTATGCCGCCTTTTAACAAACCTGCTGATAGCTGCCCAGTGGCATCACGCATGATTTGTCCGGCCATTCTAGTTTGTTCAGCTAGCATGGCCTGACCGGCTGTGGATTTTCTTACACCTTCATCAAGGTTTTCAAAATCACTGGCCAGTCTCTGTAGAGCAGCAGCATTGCTTTGTATAGTGCCTGTACCACGTTGCATCTCTACACGTAGTCTAGCCATGCTTTGGCCAACTGAGGCTACCGCGGCTCGTGAACCTCCTGCTGCTGCACCTAACTGCGCAAGTGCCTGTAATGCCTGTTGAACATCTTGATCTGCCATAATTTTAGCCTATAAATATAGTGTTATCAATTATTTATAGGAATCAAAAATGGAACAAAAACCCGTAAATCCCTTACGAGCACACTTCAGACAACCAGCAATTTATCTCAAATTACCCAGCGGTGGACAGTTTTGGAACACCGGATTAGAATTGCCAGAAATAGGCGAGATACCTGTTTACCCTATGACAGCTAGAGACGAAATATTGTTAAAAACACCCGATGCATTGTTGAATGGTCAAGGTGTAGTTGATGTGATTCAAAGTTGTTGTCCACATGTTACAGATGCATGGCAAATGCCCAGTATTGATGTTGATTCTGTGCTAATTGCTATTAGAATAGCTTCCTATGGCAATGCCATGAGTATTGATTCTAAATGTCCACACTGCGAAGCTGAAAACACATTTGAAGTAGATTTAAATGGCTATTTGGATAGTGTTGTAGTACCAGACTATAATCAAAAAATTGAACACGAAAAAATTAGAATTAAAATTAAACCACAGAACTACGCTAGCCTAAACGAAACTAATAAGATAAATTACGAACAACAAAGAGTATTAGAAAACATAGCACTAGACGGTAGTGAAGACATAAACAAAGTAGCAGAGTACAAAAAACATATTACTCGTTTAGTTGATCTAAATGCAAAATTATTAGTTGATAATACAGAATATATAGAAATAGTTAGCACTGGTGCTATAGTCAGTGAACCAGAGTTTATTGAAGAATTCTATTTCAATTGTGATGCTGATTTGTGTAAAGAGTTACAGGATAAAATTGTTGAGGTTAATCGCGAAGGCGCAATTAAACCACAAACTGGAACTTGCACAGAATGTACTAAACAGTTTGATATCACACTAACATTTGATTACGCAAGTTTTTTCGACAGCAGCTCTTAACACTTGACACCGAAGGCATTTTAGGTTTAGTTAAGAGCTATGAAAATCAAGTAAGAAAAATCAAAGACGAAATATTAAGATTCTGCTGGTACATGCGCGGCGGTATTACCTACGACGAAGCTATGTTATTAGGCTTTGAAGATCGTAAAATTATTAGCGAAATTGTACGAGATAATTTAGAAACCGCAAAGAAAAGTGGCATGCCATTCTTTTAAAGACTAACTTCGTTAGTCTGTTGATTTCGCTTTGCTCATCAACGCTTTTTTTAGATTTCATCCAGATTCAATGGTCACACTTTGCCCGCACTGGGCAAAGTTAGCTTCATCCGAGTTCGGACAGTCACTGATATTGGAGCATTACAGAGGCGGTTGTCCTGTACCTCGAGCTCCGTCTTTATACAACGGCGGGTTAGTTTACACATATCAGCATGTAAGTAACCGTGCAGTATCACTACTGCGTCTTTTTAGCCTTATTAATCCTGTTCAAACAACTAAATCGCGGCATTTGCGATCCTCATCCTTGCGGGTAGTAGTTGAGTGCTTCTTGCAGCGAGAAGACTTCCGTCCCTGCGTATTTCTACCAGGTTTAGAGCACACGATGTTTGCCTGTGCTAGCTTAACTGCTTAACTTGCTTTTAATGTGGGAGCCATGGACACGGACTTGTATATGTCCGTTGTAATAATCATCTGATTCTAAGACTTGGTGTCTAAATTGTTCTCGTGCTTCTATATATGAGCATTCGGCTCGTGATTGACAGTAATATAGTATTTCTCTAGTAAATTTTTCAGGGCCTAATAATTGTATGTCTTTGTTTAGTTCGTCGTTTGAGCCATAATATGTGAGCCAGTCACTATCTATTTTGCTTCTAATCTTCTTTTTCTTTTTGTTTCCGTTTTTAAGTTTTACTGTTTTTACTGTGGTTCGTGAAAATTTGGCTAGTTTTTTTCCTATATATTTGCGCCCAGATACAGTATTTGTTATCAAATACACAAATCCAACGCAATCTTCAGGAAGTGATTCCACCGGTGTGGACTCGAATAGCCATGACATACAGCATATAATTATGCCTACAATCGCTACAATAAAATATTCAGTTTGTTAAATATCCTACACTATAACTTTCTTGTTGTACCAGAGAATTTATACATTTCTCTTCACACTCAATAAATGCTCCATTTTTGGTTGTCCAACTAGCAAATAATTTTTCCCATATTGGATCATTAATTATTTCTTCGAACGTTCTTGTGTGAGCATCAAATAAATGTTCATATTTTCTAAATAAACTATCCTCTAACTGAATTTGCTTACCTGTAATTGGACTTTGTCTGCCTTTGTGTGGAGCTGCTACCCAACTACAAGGATATATTTGACCCGCTGCATTTAAATACAAACCTCTATTACCTATTAGGCATAAAGGTATTACATATTGATTCGTATATTCACTGACTTTATTTTGCCACGATATTTTGTTAGTGTTTAAGTAATCAACATTGTTAAGTTTACGATTGCTTAGTTGAATACTAGATCTATCATATCTACCAGTTTGACTTACATATTCTTGTCTTGGTTCTAAATTGTCATAATCTGTATCTGTGTTATAAGCAGAGAATCTTGAGCCAAATTTAATACTTTTTGTTATTTGTAAACTATCACAACCATAATCTCTAGCTAGGTTTTCTATTACACCTAGATAATCTTGATTAAATGCAAAAACAATTGTAGCCCAGGTTACATGTGCGCGACCCATTGCGGTAAGCGTGGTTAATCCTGCGATTATACTTGTCCAATCGCTGTTTACTCTATATAAATTATTACTAGCATTATCGTAACCGTCAATACTAAAAGCCACTGTGTCGCGATCATTTAATATTTCACCTAGTTCTTGCCACCACTCTGTAGTTTTATAGCTTCCGTTAGTAATGGTATAGATCTGTATGTCGGGATTGATCTCTTTAATATAGCGGCAAATTTTTAAAAAATCTTTACAGTAAATAGGATCCCCTACATCACCACACATGGTTATTCGCTGCACGTAGTTTAATAACATTTCTTCGGTGAAGATTTTTTTAAATAAATCTATAGAAATTTCCTGCTGCAACCATGGGATGTTTTTTGACATTTCCTCTCTTGGACATCTAGGACATCTTAGTGTACAACGTGAACTTGGTTCTAGGTGCCAATGGTAAAACTGAAACCCATATCTATTATTCATAGATAGTGATTTCTTTCACTAATGGTTTATTGATTGCGTCTACAATTATATCAGCGACTCGATCAGTGTTCATTTTAATTCCAGCATGATGCGCTATCATATCTGTGTCCATAGCACCCGGTGATACCAATACCATGTGACACTTATGTGGTTGTTTAACTAAATGTCTGAATAAACGTTCTAATGCAATTTTATGATCACGGTAAGGCCAAGGTAAATTATCTATTTCTGTTTCAATTCTTGGATAGGCAGTAACAGTACTGCCTATTGAAACGATAGATTTGTTTGGATTATCTTGCCATAATCTAAATAGGTATAACAATAAATCACTTTGATAGTAGTTGTTATAAGCATTATTAATAAACATATCGCAATCTATGGCGTCTTTAATTATTTCATGTACGTGTGCAATATTATAGCCATTTGATCTACTAAAACCAACTATTTGATTATTAGCTGAAAGTCTATTTGCAAGGGCCGACCCTAGGCCACGACTATGTCCAGTTATTCCAATTTTCATTTTATTTCAACGTCCGTATTATAGCTGGTAAATCCATTTTCTTTCACAACACTTAACACATTGTTTACCCGACCGGCTAGCTCATCTTTGTGACTCACCAACCAAACACTACGATTACCTTCTCTCGACATTTTCTTAAGTATTGCTAGACTATTTTCTACACCTGAGCTGTCCATGCCGGTATCAATGACTTCATCTATGAACAGCAAGTTAATTGGCTGATATAAACTTTCCCATACATCTCTAAATGCCCAACTTAGACTTAGAATTAATCTATTACGCTCACCTCTACTCAAATTGTCAAAATCTAATTCACGGCCCAATTCTTCAATGCTAACAGATAGATCATTTAAGAATTTAACAGTGTGCGGCAATCCAATACGATCTAAGTATTGACTTAGTCTAGCATTTAGGTAACTTAAATTCTGATCAATAATACGTTTACGAATAAAGCTATCTTTGTTTGTTAACAATTTAAGTAAAAATTCTTGGTGTTCGCGTATGTTAACAAGTTCGTTTATTAAATCATAGTTTATTTCTTCTAGAGCCTTGGTTTCCATTTCTTGGATTTGTTCTTCGTACGGATCTGTTTCGGCTTGTTTACTTGCTAGTTGTTGTTTTAAATTAGCCACTGTATTTCTATGATTAATTGCATCTTCTTTGTTATCATAAAAAACTTTAGGTATCTTGCCTGTATCGCCTAGTAATGCAATTTCGTCAATGTGTGTAGATAATTGACTTTCATTGGCTAGATATTGCAACGAAGTTTCTTTAAGTGTGGTTCGTTTTTCTTCAAGTACCTGCTCGTGTTTAGTGTCATGCATTGGCTGTCCGCAAGCATAGCACTCATGTTTTTCTAGTGTTTCAATTTCTTTTTTAAGTTTATCTAGTTGTTTTAGTATACGTACTTGCTCTGTTTCGCAGGCTACTTTCCATTTAACAATTTCGGCCAGTTTCTTTGTTTTGGTGTTAAATTCGTCTAGTAGGTCATGATTGGACAATTCTTGGTCTATGTCTAAATCACCAACCACACCTAGTGCTTGTTCTAGTTCAACTAATTCATTTACTTGTTTGTTTCTCCACATTGTTTGTCTACGACGTGCGGCTTCAATTTGTTCTTGAATACGACCGTTGGCGTCTGTGACTGCTTTGATACGATATTCTTCTTGTGTAATAGCGTCTTTGGTTGCTTTGAGCTGCTCTTTAAGAGTGTCTGCTTTATCACTTAGCATGGTGATACCAAGTAACTGTTCAATGATGGTTCGCTGATCGTTGGCCTTAAGTGCTAGAAAAGGTTCTGTGTATGTATTAAGTGCAACAATATGTTTGAACATGTCATGACTCATGCCGAGCATACGTTCTATTTCTGCCTGTGTTTCTCTACTATCGCCTTGACTTTCGTCTGAGATCTGTTGCTCCTGACCACCTACATAAAACGCCATAGTGTTTGGTTTACGGCCACGTTCAATTCTGTAGTCAATTGCGTCCTTTTCAAACTCAATTGTTACTAGCATGTTCTTACCATTTGTTTTATTGATAAGATTATCTTTTTTGATATTGGTCAGTGCAGAGCCATAAAGAGCATAGCTCAATGCATTAATAATGGTTGTTTTACCAGTTCCGTTTCTAGCTCCTGTGTCGTCGCCGCCTAGATCCAAGTTTTGTCCTAACACTAAAGTAAGGTCTCGACGATCAAACTGAACAGCTTGAGTAGCATTGCCCACACTCATAAAGTTTTTTACTGCTAAAGTTTTAATTTTAAACATCGTATAGTTCTAACACTTTATCAAATAACTGTATATTGTCTGTGAACGCCTTTACTGTTTTAGCTTTCAGTACAGTGCAATTATGCAAATCAATATTATGTAACAGTATAAATTGGCTGATTGTATCAACTAACAAATTATCTAAAAATGCTGATCGATCTTGATCTGGATAATGCCAAAATTCTGTTTGCTCTGCCTGTATCAATGGGACTAAGCCCAGTGTGCGAAGTTGGTGCACAGTTTTGGGTACAAGTACTTCGTTGTAGTCGTCTATGGCCAAAATTCCTGTCTGGTTTAAAAGAGGTGTGAATTTGACAATGTCTTGATAGGCTACATCAACAGCGTGATCCCCATCAATTAAAATAAAATCAAATGTTTCTGTAGTATCAAAGCTCTGACTTTTACTACTTATAAATGTGGCTCGATCAGCAAAATCTTTAAAAACATCATTAAATACATCAAGTTTTAAATTATGATCAACTCCAATCAGATTTGCATTGCTATTTTCAAGCATTAAACCAGAAGTTAATCCTTGATACACACCAATTTCTAAAATTTTATTGAATGTAAAATGTTGAAATAATTTCCAATAAATGACAGCATCTATTGTACATCTCATTGAAGAATTACCAACGATTTTGTCAAATTTTTCGTAGTGCTGCCAAAATTTAGTGTGCCTAAATTTCATAAATTTCTATAGATGTCAAGTAATAGTGTTTTATTATACTGTTCACTTTGAATATTTGTAAGTTGATTGGTAACAATAGTATCTACACTTTCGAACATAATGTTACCAGTGATGTCATAGTTAATGTCCTCGCTTACTGTCTTTTGTGGAATGAGAGTAATTTCTCTAAGATTGTAAGTGTTTACAAAAGTTTCTTTTATATATGTAGCTTCTTCGTAGCTAATGTCTACGTCTAAATTTACACGCACATGCATTCCGGTATTCAGCAACTTTTCCGTGTTTGTAAGCACATCACTGAGCTGATATACTCGATATCTAGGCTGATCGGGCCAAGCATGATACTCCGGTTCTGCACCCCATTCTAAAATCATCATGCCACGCTCGTCGTCGTGGTTGTCTGCATAGTTGTGCGGAAAACAGTTGCCAATGTAAGTTATATTTCGTTGTGTTTGTCGTTTGTGAAAATGCCCAGTAAACACATGCTCAATACCAGTAAAGTCTTCGCGCCGAACATCACCATGGTCAGGCATTTGTACCATGGCATTCATATAGAATGTAGGCAGTTCAAAATGGCCAAACATGTACTTGGCTGATAGTTTAGGTATGCATTTGTAATCGTCACCTACTAACCAAGGGGCCACAATAACATCACCGTGGTGTAGCCAATCATTACAAATGACAACATTCGGTAGATGTCGAGCCCACTCAACACTTTGGACATCACGTTTGTCGCGATAATATAAGTCATGATTGCCAGGAATGAAGTAAACACGATCGAAGTTGTCGTTGAGATGTTCCAGAGCACGGAGACTATAGTTAAGAGTGACAATATTGATACTAGCACGATTGTTATGCCAATCTCCAAGAAAAAACGCTGTTTCACACCCTTCCTCCTTAGCCTTTGTGGTAAACCATTTGATAAAGTTTAAACAATCGTCATTGTGTGTTTGACTGTTGCTTTTTAAGCCAAAGTGTATATCAGTACAGACTGCTGCTTTACGAAATAAATTAGACATTGTAGTAAGTTTACATTATTATAATAGGAAAAATCAATTTAATTGACAATAAAACTTTATTACTAATTTATTTTTGTTAACCACGGAAAAGTAGTTTGCCAATTGGTGCCACGTCTTTGATCTAACTTGGTAAGATAGCTTTTAAGACTTTTAATTTTTTCACTGTTATTTTTGCATTGATTGCTTTTGGATGCTATACCGGCCATCATTTGTTTCTGTCCTATTTGTATTTCAGTTTCCTCGGGCATAGCTGCTAACACTGCACTAAAGTCATCATGAAAAACATCACCAGAAAAAATATATGGCTCGTCTACGGCATTGGTTGTGTTGAAACTATGAACTATTTGATTAGAATAAGTTCTAAATTCTTCTACTACATCTTCCTGCTTTGAATTCCAGCAATTGATTTGGTCAATAAGTTGTGGCAAAGATTTAATTGAAAGTGCCGATATCGCACTGTTAATAGAAGGATAAATCCAGGGCTTGTTTAGGAGTAGGCCAAAGTTTTTTTTCCATAATTCTAAGTTTAACCCATGTCGTATATATTCTTGTTCATGTCCCCAACAGTCTAAACTGGCAGTCAATTGTAAACGCCAAATTTTTTTCTTATCTACTAATAACTCAAATTTTTTAAGATATTTTTGAAACAGTGTGTGTGGAATATTTAGGTTACTGATAATACTGAATTGTAAATCTGGATGACCGTGTTGTGCCCAAAATGCAATACTTTTGTCAAGTTCATCTAATAAAAATGGTTCGCCTCCTAAAATATGGTACCTTTGTATTTTTTTGGCGTTGTTGTTTGTTTTTAAAAAATTCCATAACCCATTGACCATTTTATCATAATGTGCATTTTGTTGGTTTACTGTGATACTAAACTTGTCGGTGGACCACTCATGCGGAGACCCATGCTTTCTGTTTTCGTCTTCCCATTTGCTACTAAAATGCGGACCACAATACACGCAGGCCATGTTGCACGTATTTTTAAAATAAACTTCTAAAATAGTTGGAGATATATTGACAGCGGTATCATCATTATGTAATTCAGGCGGTACTAATTGATTATCTGTTAATTGTTGTATTTGAAACATTCTATCACTAATACCACCTGCGTCCTCTACTGTTTGACAATATTGGCAACCATGTCCAGGCCATTTTCCATCAAGCATCAACTTTCTTGCTTGAACTTTATCGGGCAAATTGTGAAAATCGCTGAAGTTATCAGGATCTATACTGTATTTTTGAGTTCGATGACACGAAGCAGTAGTTCCACTTTGAAAATAGATCGTGCTCCAATTCCATTTTAGTAAACAAGCCGGTTCAGTTTTGATAGGAAAAACTACTTTGGACATTTTAATCGTCGTTATAATCGCCGGATGGAGCTCCGCCTCCCCACGAACCCATACCCTGTCTAGTGTAACTAGGAGTTAATCCATTCATTTCAAGAATATCGTCT